ACGTTATCCGGCGCTGCGGGTGCTGGTCGTTACCCACGTGCTCGAGCTGATCGAGCAGGATCTCATACCGTTGCGGGCATTGTGGCCGGACGCTCCGATCGGAATCAACAGCGCCGGCATCGGTGAGCGTGAATGGGGTGCGTCGATCATTTTCGGCGGGGTGCAGAGCGTCTGGCGCAGCGCCGCGCGGCTGGGACCGCGGCATCTAGTTTTGATCGACGAAGCACACCTGGTACCGCACGACGGTGACGGCATGTATCGCACCCTGCTTGCCGAACTGCGCGCACTGGCACCGGCCGACGGCATGCGGATTGCCGGATTCTCAGCGACGCCATTTCGGCTGGACAGTGGCCGTCTCGACGAAGGTGAAGGCAAAATCTTCGACGCTGTCGTTTTCGACTACGGCATTGGCCAGGGAATCAGGGATGGTTGGCTGTCGCCGCTGACGTCGAAGACGGCCGGAACCGAGATCAACATTAGCGGTGTTGGCCGCCGCGGCGGCGAATTCATCGCCGGCGAGCTCGAGCGTGCCGCCGACGACAGCGCCACCGTCAGCGCCGCTTGCGACGAGATCGTCGCGCGCGGCGCCGATCGGCGATCCTGGCTGGTCTTCTGCTGCGGTGTCCGGCACGCGCAGCACGTCTGTGACGCACTAGGCATGCGTGGCGTGGCCTGCCGAGTGGTAACGGGCGAGACACCGTTAGCCGAGCGCGAGGACAGCATCGCTGCGTTCAAGGCCGGCGCGCTCAAGTGCCTGGTTAACGTCAACGTGTTGACAACTGGCTTCGATGCGCCGCGGATCGACCTACTGGCCATGCTGCGGCCGACGCTGTCGACCGGACTCTACGTGCAAATGGTCGGCCGCGGCACCCGCAAGGCCGACGGCAAGGTCAACTGTCTGATCCTAGACTTCGCCGGCAACTGTCGGAGGCACGGGCCGGTGGACCAGGTCGACATCAACGTCGGCAGCAAGAGCGAAGCCGCCGTCGCACCGGCAAGCGTACGTGCCAAGACGTGTCCGGAGTGTGCCGAGGTTAACCCGCTCGACGCCGCGGCCTGCTGTTGCTGTGGCCACGAGTGGCCGAAGCCGAAACCGGCGGCCAGGCACGCGACCTCCGCCGACGCGATCCCGATCCTCACCGGCGAGCGGGTGTGGTTGCCGGTCACCGATGTCAGCTTCCACCGCCATCACAAGTATGGCGATCCCGACGCGCCGGCGTCGTTCCGGGCCGACTACCTCTGCGGCCTCTCGCCCTACGCCGAATACGTCTCCTTCGAGCGCCAAGGCTACGCGCGCACTTGTGCGGAGCGGTGGTGGTTTGCGCTGGGAGGCTCCGCGCCAGCCCCGGCGACGGTGGCCGAGGCGCTGCAGCGTCGGCATGAGCTCGATCCGGTAATAGCCATCGCGGTCGCGCGTAACGGACGATTCTGGAACGTCACCGATCGCCGCGTCCGGCGTGCGGACGGCAGCGTGATCGAGGTCGACCGGCATCACTACTGCTGGGTAATCGAGACGCGCGCCGATGCCGCACGGGCTCTCGCTGCCACTCCGATCAACGACAAGGTGATGTTTTGAGCGGCGCCGTCAGCCGATTCGCAACCAAGGAACCGACGGCCTGCGCCGTCTGCCGCCGTCATGCGGTGTGGCTCGGCTACGGGCCGCCGAAACGGGAGCGTCCGCCGGTGATCTGGTTGTGCGACGACAACGGCTGCCACGCCGCGGCCAAGAAGGTCTACGCCATGCCGAAGGAGATGCTGGACGCCTACGAGATCGGCGCCGCGCTCGAGGCCGGCGCGGAGGCCGGCGCCTATCTCGAGGGGATCGGCAAAACCGACATCGCGACGCTGGATGCCGGGGAATGGTGCGAATTCCTTCGCCGGCTGTTCGTCGGCTACGAGCTCGCGCTGCGCCGGAAAATCCTGAACAACGAGCCACCGTTTTGAAGATCCGGATCGCACCATGGGTGCTTATGCACAGTGTGCCGAAAGGTTGATCGAGCGCGGCTTCGCCGCGGTGCCGATCATGCCGGGGACCAAGCGGCCAGGATTCTTCTTCGCCGGCATGTGGATCGGCCTCGCCAATTGGCAGAAGCGCTTCAACGACGGTCCGCCACCGGCGACCGAGCGCGAGCGCTGGGCTGCGGGCGACGCCGGTGTCGGCGTCGTCGCCGGCCAGGCCAGCCACGGCCTGATCGCGGTCGACATCGACAGCGAAGATCGGGCGATCAAGGCGACGCTGCGAACGGTCCTGCCGCCGACGCATGTGCGCAAGACCGGCGCGCGCGGCGAGACGCTGTTCTACCATGGTCCCGAGATCACGCAATCGCACAGCTGGAATATTGCGGGTACACGCGTTGTCGACCTGATCGGTCCGGGGCGGCAGACGGTGCTGCCACCGACGATCCACCCGGACACCGGGGCACCCTACCGCTGGTCTGGTTCCGAAAGCCTCGAGGATCTGCAACCGCACGAGCTGCCGACGCTGCCGGCCGACATCGCCGAGCAGATCACGGCGGCGCTGCTGCCGCTGGGATATCGTCCCGAATCGCCGCCGCATGAAAGCGGCAACGGCGGCAGCGCTGACAGCGATAGTCCGCATCGCCTCCTCAACAACGAAGCACTCGCCAACCTGGACGCTTGGGTGCCGGCGCTAATGCTGTCTCGCTGTCGGCGGACGCAGAAGGGTTACGAGGCGGTGCCGACCTGGCGGCCATCGACAACTGGGCGAGGGCTCGGCAAGCGGCACCTCAACCTGAAGATCGTGCCGGAAGGCATCCGCGATTTCGGTGCTGATCACGGCTACACGCCGCTCGACCTGGTCATGGCAGCTTGTGACTGCGATCTCGACACCGCGTTCCGGTTCCTCAGCGAGCGGCTGGGTTGGACCTCGAATCTTGATCTGTCCGGACTGCAACAGCAGAGCGAGACGAGAGGAACTGTTGAACCAAGCGCGCCGGTCAAACCGAAAGCACCGATCGATGAGCTCGCTCACTTCACCACCGTGCCGGGGTTGGTAGGAGAACTCGTCGACTGGATCACCGCGACCAGCCGGCGTCCGAACCGGGTGCTCGCGCTCGGTGCCGCCGTCACCGTGGTCGGCACCCTGATCGGCCGTCGTGCCGCCGGTCCCACTCGCAGTGCCACCCATCTCTACGCCGTCGGAATCGCACCCACCGGCAGCGGCAAGCAGCACCTGCTCGACAGCGTCATCAGGCTGATGGAGGCCGCCAAAGCAGGCGGCCACATCGGGCCATCCAAATTCTTCTCGCTGAGCGCGGTACTCGAGCTGTTGTCCAACAAACCGCTGGTGCTGTGTCCGCAGGACGAGATCGGGGTTTTTCTCAAAGCCGTGACCAGCAAGCGGGCGACCAGCCACGAGGCGGCCGTTAGCCAAATCCTGCGAGCATTGTGGGGTATCTCTTTCGCCACCATGCCGACGCCGGCATGGGCTCAACGCGAAACGCAGCTCATCTCGTCGCCGGCGCTGTCGATCTTCGGAGTCTCGACGCTGGAGGAATTCCATGCCGCGCTGCAGGGCGAGAGCGTTGCCAACGGCTTCATCAACCGTTTCCTCGCTCTCACTTCCAACATTCGCGCCCCCGACCGTGATCCGGAAACCGATCCGAGCTGCGTGCCCGCCAGCCTAAGCAGGGATCTTCAGGCGCTGTATCTGTGGTCGGGCCCGGAGAGCCTAATCCAGATCGGCAATCCCAGTGCCAGGATCCAGCCGGAAATCCTGCCGTGGGCAAGCAAGGAAGCCAACGACTGCTATGCGGACCTCACCCGCATGGTCGAGGATCACGTCGACGAGCACCAAGGCAGCGGGGCCTACCTTGCGCGCTGCGCCGAGACGGCGGTGCGGCTGGCGACCATCCGTGCTGCCGGCCGTTGGGGGCGCGGTGCCAGCATTGGTTTATCAGATATCGAATGGGGAGTCGGTGTGGCGTGGACAGCGGGCCAGGCCCTGGCCGCGGCGGCGCAGGATTTCCTGCCGCAGAATGAGCGCAGCGAGATGGCCGAGAAGATTCTCAGCTACGTCCGCCGGCGCCACACTTCGGTGAAACCGCGTGACATCCAACAATTCATCCGTGGCCGCATTCGCTCGCGCGACATCAAGGATATCTTGGCCCAGCTGGTCGAAGCAGGTGAGGTTGAATGGTCCGATGATGGGTATCGGTCCGCAACAAAGTAGAACCCGTTCACGTACCGGCAAAAACGCAACAAGATCGCCAAGTGACCTTGAGACAAAAATGTCACAGTTCGCTTTGGTAAAGTTAGACAAACGTATGGGGGGCTGTTTACGGCGCAATCGTAAACAGGATTATCTAATAATTTCAATATATTATATATATAATATAGATATGTTTGTAATGTATGTAGGGTAGGTAAGGAAGGAGAACAGAAGGGGGCAATAAGCGCGCGGGAAAAGCCCCCCTATACATACAGACAAACATTGCAAACATTGCAAACAGCTGCGCGATGATCGAGACCCCCTCCTGCCTGACCGCGCGGCGGTAGCTTTCACGTCGGGTCTCGGAGCGGTCGGTAGTAGCTGGCTATATCTTCCTCGCTCACAACGAGCGGTTCGCTGATGCATGTTAACCGACCATCGGTGCAATTCGGCGCGGCTCGAGCCAAGCACGGTTGCCCCGTGCCTCTCAATCGTGAAGGAAAGGACCGGCGGGTTCCACGAGACGTCTTCGGCACGGTCCAACTTTCGGGCCTGCATCGCGGTCTCGCCTGCTCCTTTGAGTTCGTGCCAACAGTTAGCGAGGAGATGCATTACCTTGTATTTGGCATGACCTTCGATCGTGGAGAAAATCTAAGTAGCTCAAAAAAAACTCCCCGGTGAATCGTAGTCCGCCATTGTGCGTTGCCGCCCTTTGCTGGGCCTCGCTGCGGTGGCGTCGGTTGCCCACCTACAGAAAATGCCCGCCAATTCAACGACTCTCGCATGCCGACCAGTTCTGCCGCCGCACCTTAAACTGCAGTTATGCCCATAAAATCGGCGTTTCTCGCCTTGCGCAGTGTCCCGTGAGCACTCATAATTGGGACAGAAGCACGGGAAGAGCCCTGAAAAATCATGACAAATCCGCATCTGACGCTGGTGGCGCCAACCACCGTTATTGGGACAGTTGGTGATCGCCGGAGCCCGCCGCGCCGCCAACGTAACGCCGAGGTCCGCGACCGCGAGTACCTCACCGATGACG